TAAGATAGTAAACTCGCCATGCCTCTCGCCGGGACCTGAAATCTCGTAGAAGCACACTTTGGCGAGTGTTTAAATAGCTTATACCCGTCGGGCTTTGTAACACGGCGGGTTTTTATTTAAGTCTCCCATTGTGATAACATAGTTATTATTAACATGGCCAATCACAAGTACGGGTGCATTCGAGATACACATGATCCACGAGATTTAATACAATCTGCAACGCTTCCAGAACACGTTGCAATGTTCGCTCGCAACATCGGAGTGAAGCTTGGGTTAACGGCACCGAAGACTGTTGACTTGCGATCTAAATTTACCGAAGTGTTTGACCAAGGTCAAATTGGGTCATGTACAGGAAATGGAATTTCAGCGCTTCTTGCTTTTGTTTATGCAATGGAGAAGTTAAAAGTTTTCATTCCATCGCGATTGTTCATATACTACAATGAGCGAGAAATTGAACACACAGTTAATTCTGACGATGGTGCTCAAATTAGAGATGGCATCAAATCCGTTGCAAAACAAGGTGTGTGTGATGAGGTGAAGTGGCCGTACGTTGAGAACAAGTTCAAAATTAAACCTCCGATCGCCTGTTACAATGAGGCGTCACAACACGTCGCAATTCAGTACTATCGCATAGACAACAAGTCGTTGAACAGCATGAAAGCGTGTTTAGACGCGAATGCGTGTATTGTCTTTGGTATCACGTTGTACGAGAGCTTCGAAAAGGGTGATTGGACAGAGACTACGTGCATGATGCCATTTCCGAACGTGAAGAACGAAGAGGAAGTTGGAGGACATTGCATGGTCGTCGTGGGATATTCTGATATCAAGAAAGCTTTTCTTGTGAGGAATTCATGGGGCAAAGATTGGTGTAAGAAAGAGGGAGGTTATTTCTGGCTCCCATACTCAATCATGACAAGTGACATGGTGAGCGATTGTTGGACAATCACTGTCGCGAAGTGAAAAATATTCACTTGAGTTATAAGACGTTTTTATTCACTACGTGATTAGTAATCTTTATTTGTTCTTACGTTTATTGTGAAATTCTTTAATTGTAACGCATTTGCAAGTCTTGTTGCAAACCAACGTAAATGCGTAACACGCATTCGTATTTTTGACATTTTTTGTTTTGCTTCGTCTGAATGAGTTTTACCAAACATCCCGTTATTTTCACCATCTGATGCTTTTTTGCGTTTTGCTTTTGTTTCAGGCGTTTTATTTGTTATTTGTAAAGTCATAACGCGTTTTTCTTGATACTCAGGATTTTTACAAAGTTCTTTTTGTCTTTCACTTTTTGCTTGTTTTACTTCAGGACGATTTTGCGCAATTAGTTGTGCATCGCTTAAATTTTGACGTGTTTCTTCTGAAATTGGTGGACGATGTTTTGCACCTTCGCGCATCGCGGCACAATGTTCAGGTGATTTTGGTATTCCTACGTGTATATTGTGAAGCAACAATTTTTGTTCAGGTCGATTTTGTGCTTCTACGAAATGTGCAATTGATTGTGGTGTGTGTTTACCACCTTTAAACGTGCTACCACCAAATCCTCCTGGCGATGAATTGTAACCGTTACGATGAGTGTCATATTTTGCAATCATTTCTATTTCATATTTTGCGGCGTCTTCTTTTGTTTCGAAATGTCCAAGAATAGTGTGTTCCCAATCATCAATGCCATGTTCACACAGTGCAATTGAAATTTTCCAACGTTTACCAGTGGCAGCACATGTAAGATGTTCTTCCCAACGTTTTTCCATTGTTTTTGATGTGTATCCGATATATGATTTATTCGTTATCGTACATGTGTGTTTGTAGACGAGAAATTTATAATTCTTAGGTAACGTTTTTTTCATATATTAATATTAATAAATGTTTTGTGAGTGTATAAAAACTAGTTATTAAAAATGTCAAGATTATTTGTTGGGCAAAAAGAAATTAATTTTCTTTCAGATATTACCAAAGAGGTCACACGTGATGTTGTGGGAACAGAAATAATATATTATCCCATCAACGAACTCAAAACAAAAACGCACGGTATCTATAATGAGAGTTCTGCTAAAATTTTCGATCACCCAATCCGCATTGCGGCTCTCGTCGACACGTCAAACCAACAACCCACAACGACTGGTAAATTTGGTGTCGACGCACACTGGACTATCGAAGTTTTCATTCAGTACAGAGACTTGTTAGACAGGGGAATAAATTGTAACATTGGCGACATGTTTTCGTTCTCAGACGTCTTTTACGTTGTTTCGGACAAAATAGCACTGAAAAATTCGTTTGGGTTGCCCGAATATCGTAATTCAATAAAGATATCAGGTACGAAAGCTCGTGAGACTGAGTTCCAGGCGCTCATTCAGGGGCCGACTGATGAGAAATATCTTGATAAAGATGCCGTGCAAACGACTTTTGTTCAGGAGAGAGGTTTCTCCGAGAATTCACAAGGTAAAACAGGCGACAAACGTGCACTAATTGAAAATGGCGTGCTTGAATTACCCGAAAATGGCCCGCGCGAAGTTTCGCCGAGAGGTAACGATGAAGACACGGGTAGTTCATTTTACGCTGATTAGTGTACGAAAGTTATAACGTAGCTTAGTATTTTTACATGGCAAAAATTAAACTACGAATTCAGTCAAATCTCGATCTCAAACTCGCAAATAATCCCATGCTAAAAAGCATGGGAAATTGTATTGAACTTGATGTACCTGAAACTGAAACAGGCAAAGAATTGTTTTTGTGTGTTACATCGCAAGGCGTGGCAATTGATATACCAAATGATGAGGGATATGATATTTTGATGCTTGCGTGTCCTAAGTCTGGTGGAAAACTTGCTATTGTGAGCGAATGAAAACATGATTGACGACGATAAACCTATCCCACATCGATCAAAAAAGGATCGCAAAAAGTGGTGTAAGGGAAAGCCTGGCATTGAACACGTGCTCAAGTGCATGCCTTACGTCGGTGCGTACAACGAAAGTCATCCCATTTGGCGTGAGCTCGTCTGCGTCAAATGTGGGAAGAGATTGGATTTTTATTTCCCACTGTCAGCGCTTGTACGCGTTGAAGATCGTGGTTGCGTGTACAATGAAAAGAAACCTGATTGGGTAGATTGTTGAGGAGGTATGTACGTTCCAAAACATTTACTGAGAATACTTCGACGAGATTGGGATAGGCGTTATAATGATCTTGAGACACACATGCTTAATGTGTTGAGCTGTGGACAAATGATAACGATTTATCGACAACTGAATTTGATCAGATAATGCGTAGAGTTAAACGTATTAGACGTCGTTTGTTACAAGCCGATAGATTGACGAACCCGTACTAAACGAGCAATTTGTTCTTCTTTACTTCTGTTATAATCTCATCTCGCTTTGTCTGATCAGCAAGTACAATCGCGGCGTCTTTTAACACGTTTGGATTATAAGCGCGCCAGCTATCACCGTGGCCAATGAACAAGTGACACTCCTTTTCGTGCTGCATGCACAGCGTGATCAAGTTGTTCTCGTCAAGTTCAAGCTCGGGATGTAAGTGGAACGGATGCATGTGGTGAACTTGTAGCTTTTCTGTTCCTCCACATGCCACACACGTCTTGTTTTTTGACACAAAGTCATGTTCGACCTTGTGCCACTCAGGTGAACGTGCAGACGTTGTTTTTTCAAATGTAGTTTTCTCTTGTAAATGTTGTTCAACGTTTGACATAGTTATTATTTAATTATGCCCACTCGTCAGACAGCGTCTTGTTACCAAAAGAGTTTGTTTTCTGTACCCCCGTTGCCAACGGGATATTCGGCAACGCCGAGCGACTTGTTCATTTCACCCGTTGGAATTGAAGATGTAGACAAGGCGTTATTCAACCTCTTTAACAAAGAGATTGGATTTCAAGTTTCCGGTGACGACGTTGATGGTGCAAAAAAGTTGAGCGTCGTGTTTCAAGCAGGTGAAAAGTGGGCGTTGATGAAAAAGCTTCGCTCAATGCGCGACAGAAATGGCAGCCTAAAGCTTCCCATAATGAGCGTGTTGCGAACTTCTGTTGTGCAGGACATGTCGACTGACATCAACGGGAGAGGAATTAACCAACAGACCGGTGAGCTCGTCGTGAAGCGCAGGCTTGACAAGAGCGATAGGGCGTATCAAAATAGCATAAATCGCCTGGGATTACAACATCAGTCAAATGTTGCGTCGAGCGCAGGTGTTGACGTCGTGTCAGAGACATTGGGAACGAGCTCAGACGATGAAATCGTTGGCGACGATAATAGTCCAGTGTTGGTTGAAGAAAGCAATTCTGTACCTGCGACGTCAAGAAGCGTAAGTGATTTGCTTTTGACAGACACAGACGTCGCAAGCGGCGCATTGTTGAAGTCAAACAAGACAAACAACATATTTGAGATAATTGTTCTCCCGTCGCCACAGTTTTTCACTGCAACGTACGAAGTCACGTTTTGGGCACAGTACACGACACACATGAACCAGTTATTGGGACAGTTGATGGGTTCATTTCTTCCACAGGGAAATGCGTGGCGAATTGACACACCTGCGGGCTACTGGTTCGTCGCAGTCGTTGATAATAACTCGTACTCGTCAAAGGAAAATGCTGACGATTTTTCAGCCGAAGAACGGGTGATAAAGTACGAGTTCACTGTCACGATAAAAGGATATTCATTTGCACCTCGTGAACCTGGACAGCCAATACCTGTTCGAAGGTACGTGTCAGCGCCACAAGTGTCGTTTGAGATATCGACGTCAAATCTCACCCAATCATTAATCAATAGCGGTGTAGTTTCATCAATCACATCTCATGCGACTGGTACAGGATTAATTTCTGTTTCCGGAACGCCAAATGGAAATTATCGTTTACGCGTGAAAATAGTGTCAAATTTGATCGGGTCTGCTGCATACGTAACATCAGGAAACGTGGCAGTACAAATTTCGTTAAATGGTGGTGTGACGTTTGGACAACAAATTTTAGTTCCAGTGTCAGGAATAATGTTGCTCACAAAAATTTCGGGTGCAGTTCCGACAAACACTGGGCTTGTGCTTACGTTCACAACATCAACGACAACATTTTTGTTTGCAGATTATTATGTTGCAACGTGTCAAGCACCACTTTACGGGTCAGGTACTACAGATATAGTCGATCCATTCTTGGGTGCAGATGATCCAACGTTGCCAATGAGTAAAAATGCAAACAAGCGTCCGGATCATAGATTTGACGGAAACACGTTGTTGTACAAAAATCCTGGCATGGCTGAAATCGATCCAAGTCCACAGGATCCTGCGTTGTCGACTGTGCCGCGAGGTGTTCCTATTGCGCGTTATCAAAAGGTTTCATCAATTAACGAAAAAGGTCAACAGGTGATAAGATACGTAAAGGTGAGAAGCGTGAATAAGTTCACCGGTGAGAGCGTCATAGCGATTGGTGATGCGTCTTTGGGAGGAGTGAGCATATTGCTTGACGAGTGAAATCTAATAAATATACAGTAACTCAACTGCGCGTTGGTGATGTATATTTAGAAAACAGGAGACTTTTTTCTATGGCGTCCGAACAAATACTCAATTCACCTGGCATCCTTGAACGAGAGATTGATCAATCACAACCCGCACCCACCGGCCCAATCGGCGTGCCTGCTGGTGTTATTGGAACTGCAAATAAGGGCCCAGCGTTTGTGCCCGTTGTTGTTGGAAATTTAGGTGATTTCACGAACACGTTTGGTGGATTGGACATTTACAAGCCCGGAACTTACGCTGCAAACGAGTGGCTCAATAATCGAACCGCGTTAACCTATCTTAGGGTTCTTGGCGCAGGATCAGACATGGAAGACGGAAACGGTGAAACGCTGAACGCAGGAGTTAGCGTGCTTCCCGACGCGCTGCAGCCAATTCCAACTCGACATACAGGAATGGTTCAATTTTTGGCTCAACAAGGCAATGTTTCTTCACAAGAAACAACAGGAATGCCGATGTTTGACGATAATGACAGTTTTAATGTCTCAAAGCCAATCAACGTCGTGCGTGGTGCTATCATGCTTGCAACAGGCGCTCGCATTGCTGTGCAACACATAGCGTCGTCAAGCGTCAACGCTTTTGTTGGTGCAGGTCCAAACGACATAGCGGCCGTTTCTGATAGTGGTGGACAATTCAAACTCATTGTTTCGAGCAGCAACTTAAACGTGAGCACAGATGGAAATTCCGGAATTGCAATTTACAGCGCTTCATTCAATCCTGACGATCAAAATTACTTTGGAAAAGTTTTGAACACAGATCCACGTCAATTTGTCTCACGACAACACCTTTTGTATGCTGATTTTGCAGTTGACGCTGAAATATTGTCGTCATCGTATGTAGCAATACTTGCGGGTTCAACAAATAACACAGCTTCAGGACGAAATTGTTTGAACGCGTTCGGATCGTTCAAGTCACGTTACAAGACTGCGAAGACGCCAATGTTCATCTCGCAACCCTTTGGCACGAAAGAGTACGATTTGTTCTACTTTGAAGCAATGGACGACGGCGAGTACGCAAACACGCAGACAAAGATAACAATAACAAACCTACAGGCTTCGCTCGATCCTACGAACAAGTTTGGTTCATTTACTGTTCAAGTACGTGCGTTTAATGACACAGACACGAACATGAACGTTCTGGAGTCGTATCCAGGATGCACGCTTGATCCTCAGAGCGATCATTACGTTGGAAAATTGATTGGCGATCGTAATGTATTCTTCAACTTTGACGTAGAAGACAGTGAAAAGCGCGTTGTGTCTTCAGGTAAGTACGCAAACGTGTCAAAGTACGTTAGAGTGCAAATTGCAGAAGAAGTAGATCGTGCAATTCTACCACAAACAATTCTTCCGTTTGGTTTTAGAGGCGTTCAATTATTGAAGACAAACGACGCACTTGCAGACCATGACACGAACGTCCCGCGGCTCGCAGGAATTTTGGGAACGGCAAGCGCAATAACGGGATCTATTTTACCACCCGTTCCGTTTAGGTTTAAGGTCACCCGTGGCGAAGTTCCGTCGTCACAACCCGCGTTCGTTGGACAACCTGGTCCAACAGAGGTGACAAATCCAAACTATTGTTGGGGCGTCAAGTTTGAACGAAACGATAATCCAACAAATTCAAACCTGTCGTCAGAGCCCAACGCGTTGATTTCGTCGTACACGAAATTCTTAGGCATTGCGCAGCTTGACACGTTGGTCACAGGTTCAGGCGCAGACACGTTCAATGACAACAAGTTCACGCTTGCAAAGGTTGCACTGTCAGTAACATCGACATTGGCGCTCACGTCGTCAGTCACTGATCACATGCGTGAAGCTGCGTATATACGCAATGCAACTGTGAACTCGACTGATTACACGATTGTTGATCAGAATTCAAGTATAAAGCGACTAACATTTGCAACCTTGTTACAGTCTGGATCTGCTGCGACGTTCAATCAATTTTCACACTATGCAAAGTTCTCAACGTTCATGTACGGTGGGTTCGACGGCGTGAACTTCTTGGACTTAGACGCAGTCAGGATGAATGACAAAATTTCATCATTCGACGCGCTTGGCGGAGCAGAACAAAATTACGTGTCGCCTGGACTTGCGTCTAACATGGGTGGCGTTGGACAAAAGAATAGCACAGTCGCTTCGTATAAAAAAGCGATTGACATCATGTCTGACAAGATGACAGTGAACGTCAACGTGTTGGCAATTCCTGGAATTCGTGACTCGTTCATCACTGACTATGCTGCACAAAAAGTAAAGGAGTATGGTCTTGCGTTTTACGTCATGGACATTCCGTCGTACGATGATAACCAAAATCGTTTGTTTGATACTATCAATAAACCATCAGTGAATAAGACTGCAAACATCTTTGATGCGCGCGCAATTGATAACAACTACGTTGGTACGTATTTCCCTGATGTTTCAATTGATGACACAGTCAACAAGCGTCGCGTAAGAGTTCCGGCGTCGGTGACTGCGCTCGGTGCAATTGGCTTCAATGATAGAGTTGCTTATCCTTGGTTTGCTCCCGCTGGTTTCAATAGGGCTGCGCTCGATGACGTCAAGTCTGTGGTCGTTCGCTTGAACACTGCCGACAGAGACAGGCTGAGCAACAGTCGTATCAACCCGATCGCAACGTTCCCACGTGCAGGGTTTGTTATCTATGGTCAGAAGACGTTGCAGGTCGCAAAGACATCGCTCAACCGCGTAAACGTGCGCAGGTTGTTACTTGAAGTCAAGCGCATCATAATTGGAATAGCGAATGGCATCACGTTTGAGCAAAACACTCAGGCAACGAGAGACTTGTTCGTGAAGTCTGCAAATGAGCAGCTTGGTTTAATTCAAGTTCAATCAGGGCTTGATGACTTCAATGTCATCATGGACAGCACTAATAATTCGGCTGCAGACGCGGCTGCAAACAAGTTGAATGGGCGGATAGTTTTGACACCCACAAAATCCGTTGAATATATAGGAATTGATTTTATAATTTCGAACAGTGGAGTCGAATTCGTATAAATCAAATAAATCAAATATAACGAATGAAGTGAACGCACCTACGGGTGCGTTTGCTGTTTAAACTAAATTTAGGTGAAAGTTCAAATGATGAGCATATTTATGTGTTGAGGAACTATGACGATCACCTACGGTTCAGCCGGCGTAACTGCAACAGAAATTGACATATCGGGCCCAGTGGTACAAAAACCCACAGGCATTCCTGCCGGCGTTATTGGAACGTCGCCAAAGGGTCCTGCTTTTGCTCCAATAACTGTTGGCGTGTTCAGTGATTATTCGGCAAAATTTGGAGCAAGCGATGGCAAAAAGTTCATGCCTCTCGCTGCAAATGAGTGGCTGCGAAATCAAAGCTCGTTGACAGCCGTTCGAGTTTTAGGCGTGGGCGATGGCAAGACGCGTAATCCCGATGGATCAGTGACAAATGCTGGATTTACTGTCGGAGAAAATGAACCAAACACGTCATTGCCGATAAGCGATCCTGCATACGGTAACTTGGTGTACAATCCTTACGCGATTGCAGGTGGCCCTCATGGTCGCACGTACTTCCTTGGCGCGCTAATGTCAGCGTCTGCAGGTTCGTCATTATTTTCTTCTGCGTCAATAAACGCGCCGTCAGTACCCGTTGTTCGTGGCGTTGTGATGGCAGCAAACGGTGTGATCTTGCGGCTCGCAAATGATGAGTACAACAACGCAAATCCACCATCGAGTGTAGTTGCCGCCGCTGATGCGACAGCGCATGGCATGTCTGTTGGAACTGTGACGACACTGAGCAACGGGACAGTAAAACAAGATTTCAGGTTGCTGTTGAATGGCATTCCTGGAACCGATCCTTCGTATCCAAACGTCATCACCGCATCGTTTGATCCAAACGCATCAAATTACTTTGCAAACGTGTTCAACACTGATCCGTACAAGCTACAACAAACAGGTCACTTTTTATACGCAAACTATGACATATTAACGTCACAAGCAGGTGTAAATGGAACTGGCATAACGACGACCTCAACATTAGCATTCTTGGTCACCGGTTCATCGATTGCAACTGCGCCAAATTATGAAGCGTTCACTGATCGCTTCTCTAACGCACGTTCGCCTTGGATAGTGTCTCAACACTTTGGCGGAGTTACGCAAAATCTGTTTAGAATTTGGGCACTCGATAGCGGTGCAAACATTTCAACTCTCTATAAGATTTCAGTTGAAAATATCGCTGCGTCTTCAGACAATACAACGCCATTCGGAACGTTCGACGTAACAATTCGAGATTGGAATGACACCGACGGAAACGTTAGCTACCTTGAACAGTGGCGTGGCCTATCGTTGGATCCTTCTTCGCCGCGTTACATTTCAAACGTCATTGGCGACTTACACACGTACTTTGACTTTGATCGTTCTGACAGCGAACAAAAGCTTGCAATCGACGGTGACTTCGAAAATGCGTCAAACTTGGTTCGCGTTGAAGTGGCAGACGATGTTCAGAATGGCACAATCGAACCGACTGCATTGCCGTTTGGCTTTGCTTCACCGTTACACTTGGTCACAACGTCAGGATCGCTCGACGGCACTCTTTGTAACTTTGTGACAGGCGCAATTCAACCGCCACTACCCCTGCGACAGAACATAACAAATGGTTCAGGTGCAAAGGCGTTGGTAAATCCACAGCTTTATTGGGGCGTTCAGTTCGAGCATCAGGCTTCGCTTGACATGCCAAACGGCACAACATTGAAGAACGCGTCGTTGAATTCTTGGGCAAAGTACTTTCCTGAGTTTTCCACCACTCCTGTTGTTATCGGTGATGACACTTTCTGTAACAATGAATTTTCTCTCGAAAATGTGAAGATTGTCACCGGTTCAGCTGGCAATGCAGATCCAAGTCAGTGGGCTTCTGCAACGTACGTGCGAAACGCAAACGGTGTAATTGCAGCCAACGACACAACAAAAACTCGAGGCCTTGCCGTCAGTGACTTGACGTCAGCAAACAAGCGCTTCATCAAGTTCACGACGTTGATGCAGGGTGGGTTCGATGGCACGAACATCTTTGACAAAGACGAAGCGGAGATAAATAATGCTGCTGTCGTTGCAGACATGGACAACGTTTCTCGAGGCAGAAACAATGGTCCCAACGTGATGGCGTACAGAAAAGCAATTCAACTGATGCAATCAACGACAGAAGTCGACGTGCAACTATTGCTTGTGCCTGGCATTCGCCACCCTGCTGTCACAGACACGTTGATTGCGGCAGTTGAAGAGAGATTTGATGCCCTCGCCATCATTGACATTGAACAAATAGATGGAAATGGCGACAACGTCGTCGGAGACGATCAACAACCCGTCGTGAACGCGTCAGTAGATCAGTTTGCGGGCAGGCTTGCAGACAGTTCATTTGCCGCGGCATATTTCCCTGACGTCGTGATGACTGACCCAACAACGAAGACAAACGTGGTCGTACCGCCGTCGGTCGCTGTTCTAGGTGCATTGGCATTGAACGATAAGTTGGCTCAACCGTGGTTTGCTCCTGCGGGCATGACTCGAGGTTCACTTCAGACGACACTTGAGACGAGAGTGAAGTTATCTAAGAACGACATGGACGCTCTCTACAATGTCAACGTCAACCCGCTTGTTGCTTTCCCAGGTAATGGCACGGGCGGAACTGCTCCCACAGGTGGCGTGGTCGTGTGGGGTCAGAAGACGCTACAGGCTTCAGCAAGTGCACTTGACAGGGTGAACGTCAGGCGATTGTTGATCAACCTTCGCCGCCAAGTGCGAGACGTTGCTCAGACGATAATGTTTGAGCCAAACAGAGAGGCGACGTTGGCGAGGTTCCAAAACGCTGTCACGCCAATTCTGCAACGCGTTCAGAAGCTATCGGGCATCGAGAAGTACAAGGTGCAGATAGACACGACGACGACTACACAGGCCGATATTCTTAACAACAGTATCCGTGGGAAAATCTACATCGTTCCACTACGTGCAATTGAATTTGTCAGTCTTGACTTCGTGGTGTCAAATCCAGGTTCTGGTGTATAATCAAACGAAAATATAAGTCGAACGCACCTACGGGTGCGTTCGTCATTTAAACAACGTGAGAACAATATATTTATTCTTCGAAAGATGTTACAATGAAACTCACCTCAATGCAGCAGCTACGTAATATCATCAAAGAAGAGATTTCACAGAATGAGCTTGACACTAATGAAGAGCCATACAGTCTTTTATACAGCGTCGCCTTTGATCCAGAAGTAGAACAGGCGCTTCGTGAGTTGTGCATTGTGTGGTCAAAAAAGTGTCAAGAGCGCCTCAAAGAAGCAAACGTTGAGGTGGGAAGCAGGAGCATGTCACCTGTTACGGTTGTAAATTTAACGCGCAACGGGTTGCTCGACGAAATACGTGTACAAATTGTAGACGCTTGCGAGAGCGTTGAACGAAAGTGTGGATTATGAAACTAACAGTAAAGCAACTTCGCGAAACTATTCGTGAAGCAGTTGAAGAAAAAGAAGCAGACTTCGTAAGAGGTGACATGTCATGGGACTTCGCTGACGATGACTGGGACACGCTTGCGTCAAAAGAGCTTCAGAAACAAGGACTGATGCTCGCAGACGAGGACGACATGAATGCCGAGCCAAAGCGCGTCAAGGTAGGCGAAGACGAGTACGAAGTGTATGTGGTGCCGATGCCAAAGAGGCGGGTTCACTGATACGGGTACAAGCAGAACGGACAACGCATTGACGTTGTCATTCTTGTTCTAAATAACCACATGTGAAACGCAGTTTCACTTGATAACATGTTACAATTTTTGCACATATTTGAGCACGTTGAAAAAAATAACATCTCGTTGATTTGCACGGTGTAAATGCCGTGTTGGGCGTTGAGTTCGTCTCGCATTTTGATGATGCAGTCTGCGATGGGCTTTGCGAGAGAACGCCACTGTTCAACGTTGGAACATTTGAGCTCAAGTTCTTCGAGAAGCTCAATGTTTTCGTTGATCACGTGTCTGATGTCAATCATGGTTTGATCTCATACACTAAATTTCTGCACCCGTATATTTTGACGACGCCGGCTTCTTCGGCGACTTGCTTTTCGGTTAGTCCGTGAGATTTGTCAGCTTTGTATTTGAAGCGATCAAAGCGATTGTGACAATCAGTCCACCACCAACGTGTGACCGTTTCGTCAATTTTTGACCATCCTGATTTTTCCCATGCATGTGATAGTGAACCCATTCTCGTGTCAACGTACGTCATGAGCGGAGAATTAATTTGTTTGAGTGCGTGTTTCGTTAATTTACTTAACCCACCTGCGACATGAGTATCAACCTTTTGAGCAAATCGAGCAACTTCATAATAACCATCGTATTTCTTTTGACGCGGCTTACGCAGACTAAGCGCGGCTACAACATTATTTTCAAATATGAGCCCATAAGCACATGTTGATTGTACGTCACCGTCTATATGATTTTCATTGAAAAAAGATTTTTTTGTTTTATAATCAAGCTCAATAATTTCACATTTCCGCGCTCCCACATTGTTTTGTGACACACCAAGCTTTGCAGCGATCATTGATCTAACGATTGGTTGTTTAAAATTCCACTCGTCGTTGAATATGTGCAATAAATTTATTCCTACGTGTTTTGCTGCTTGTGACTTATCATCGTGATATGAATTTGTTTTGCCACACTCGTTATGCCAATATAAACCATTGAACTCAATGCCGAAGTTCTTTTCAGGAACAAAGATATCAATTTCTTGTGGCGGTATTATGCTACGACTGTTTGAGATTGTTGTGAATCCAAGAGATCTTACGAAGACGTCGATGTCAAATTGAGGTTGCGAAGTCGGAGAACATTTTCTACAAATTCCATTAAACATTTTGTAAAGACGTTCTTCATATGTTTGATCGCATTTTGTACAATGTACAACAAGACTTGACCCTGCATTGACGTAGTTTTCATATCCTGACACGTATTTTAATATGTTACGTTGTTCGATCATTGATGTGACGTTGTCTAATGATCGTTTCTTTTGATCGTCAAGTTGTTTTCGAAGATTAATATCGCGATGAGTTTTTGATATTTTTTCTGCCATGTTGCGGACTTTTTCACTGTTTTCTTTGTTCAGTCCAGCTGCCCATGGAACAATTTCGCCAAGTTCATACATGCGTTTTAAATCTTCAGATTGTCTTGCTAAACTCTCATTATTTTCTTTTGTTAATCCCTTCGACCAACACGTCATTCGTCCTTCGTCAAATGCGAGTTTACGTCCAATTGACGTTGCATTTCCACGATTTGCAACCTCTTCATCATTCTCTTTTGTTTTACCTTTCCAGTAGGGATCTTCTCGCCAATTTTTTCCTCTATTACCTTTTTGTGCGAGTTTCGATTGATGTCCAAAAACAAACTCGTTGTACCCTCCCCACCATCCCAACCATTCAGGTTTTTCACCACATCCACATTTGCAATATGTCGGTTGTTTACTAAATTTTATTGACCAAAGTTCTTCAGATGTCAATTGATGACTTTCTGCATGCAATTTTAGTTCACTTTGATCTGCATGTGTAATTCGAATTAAAACGTTACAAATTGGACACGCATCAGTCTTAGCATTCTTTTTTCCAAGAGATTTTCTGTTACACTTTGTACAAAGTTTATTGTATTTTTTACCAAGAATACATTTATTCTTATTTTTGTGAAAAACAACGTTGTTACAATTTGGGCAAACGCGTGTCCACATTTTTGTCACTTCATCAAAATCAATATCATTTTTTTTCTTTGTGAGCGACATATATCTTCATTAAGAATATATCACATTAATGTTCAATGTTCACAATGTCATAATATTTATCGATTGGAGATACACATGGCCGAGACTTTAGACGTAACATCAATGTTGTGCAACCAATTTGAACCCGCGAGGAAAAATCGCTTTATCCTCGCTATCGAAGGTATAGATAGTTTTCTTATTTCGTCAACAAAAGTTCCTTCGTACACCACTGATGAAGTTGAAATTCCGTTCATGAATTCTACTCGTTACGTTGCTGGTAAAACGAAGCCCGTTCCGATGCCTGTCACGTTGCACAGCGCAATTGCTCCATCGGGCGCGCAGCAGATCACAGAATGGATGCGAACGTGTTTTGATCCAGTTTCAGGCCGTGCAGGATATGCAGACTTTTATAAGCGTGATGTGCAGTTGAAATTACTGGATCCTGTCGGGACAGTAATTTCCCTCTATGATATAAAAGGTGCCTGGCTTCAAGGTGACGTTGATATGGGAGAATTAACGTACGAAGATGCAGGATTGTTGGATATTAGTGTTACACTTAGATTTGACATCGCTGTTTTACAATATTAATTCATTATAATCTCCAAAAATTCATCATTCGCTCGTTTTTACGGGCGTTTGGTGTTTAAAATTTGTACACATGTATGTAAATGTTTAATTTTTATTTTATGTATCAGTGTACTGAATGTGATTTTCAATGTGAAAAGTTTGGATCTATTAAAAATCATTGTAGAAAACAACATGGGTTTAATGCGAAACAAACGTATGATGAAGTAATTCTTCATGGAATAATACCAACGTGTGCTTGTGGATGCGGAGAAATACCAAAATTTTGGAGTACAAATGGTGGATACATGAAGTTTGTACATGGTCACAATGCTCGTGGTAAAGGAAATCCAACGTTTGGCACAAAGCGTCCTGATAACGTAAGAAAAAAGAGCAGTGAAACAAAACGTAGAAAATTTGAGAGCGGTGAAACAGTTGCTTGGAACGTTGGGTTGACGAAAAAAACAGATGAACGTGTTGCATTGTATGGCATTCGTGGAAGTGAAACAATACGTTTAAATGAAGACGAACTTGACCGTCGTGCTGAACGAATGCGAAGCAATCGCCTCGATGGTACAATACCAACACTTGTTGGGTCAGATCACTCACAATGGAAAGGCGGAACATCGTCAATCAGCGCGTTAGTTAGTACACATAAACGTTTTTATGAAGAATGGAAATTACCTAAATTTCATAAAAATAATTTTACGTGTCAACGGTGTGGAATGGGTAACAACTTGAGCATTCATCACAATGAAAAACGAATGGCAGACATAATTCACGAGTGTGTTGCTATGTTCTTGTTAGATAATCCAGAACATACGATTAAAACGATTGATACTTTTGAAATAAAGAAAGAAATTATGGAGAACGTAATTGATTATCACATAAATAATAATGTTTCAGGAGAAGTAATTTGTATTGATTGTCACAAAAAAGAACATCCTTCGTATAATTTTACAAAGTTACGCAAGACAAATCTCGTGGCTTGACAGAAAAGCAACACGCACAATCGTGTGACAGGCTGCACAAACTCGTTGTTCGTGTACGAGAAAGTGTAATTCTCTTCTCCCGTTGTTTACTATCTCTTCATGCGTTGTGACATGCACTCTCGCATGACCTCAACGTGAACAGAAGGAAACACAATGAAAAATGACATAGTTGAATTATTTAGCGCGCCAGCTCACAGGTTGACGAGTGAAGAGCTGCGTGAATATGGTTATTTCCCATACACAGTCGTGTATGGCGATTTTGGCAAATGTTTTAAAGTGTTTGCAAACCCACGTGGTGATGGATGGGAAGTCTCAGTAATAGTAAATGCGGATTTCGGAAAGGGCTTCATCAATGAGTGTAGTTTTTTGTGTGAAACCCTTGAAACGGCGCAGAAGGTCGTCCTTGCGAAGATTGAACAAAAGATGAAATTATATCAGACTGCGTATAACATTTTGCAAGCTCGCAAGCTTCGTATGAAGCCGGTTGTCGAGCAAGAATTCGAAAACGAACCAGAGCCCTTTATCTGAACCCTGAATTGTGTGGTGGTCGGAGCAACTTGATCCTGATGGCAAGTCTTAGATTTTGTCTCCCGACGACGTAATTATTACGTGCGTGAATTCCTTGACGATTGTGACGAGGCCACTGGTAAGAAATATGTGTTGTCGCATATTAATAATCGTCCAGACGATCACACAGTGTTGAACGTGTTCATTGCATTGTTTGCACGATATCCTCACTTTGATGAAGACATGTGGGAAATGTGTAAGAAAGCGATACGTTATGAAATTTGATTTTTCAAAATATGATACAATTTATGTTTTTGCATCTCGCATTGGTGAAGACCTGCATGAATACGCAAAAACTGCGACAAGCGAAGAATTTGCAAATACGATTGATGAATTGGTTAACCTCTCTCGCGAAGAAGGACGATACTACGAGTTTGAACGAGAAAAGAATGATTACGACTTTGTGTGTGAAGATGATGAATAGTTATTGATTGTGATACTGACAATTTCTGCTTTGCGTAAAGCCATCAACGAAGAACTCTACAAGAACTTGACTGGCACGTCGAGCGTTGTTGACTATGAGACGGGTGCTGATTGGATCAAAGTTTACTTTAGCTCCGGTTGGGCATACGCTTACACGCATGATAGCGCAGGTCGAAACAACGTCACGTGGATGAAGCGACATGCAAAGCGTGGTGAAGAGCTTTGTAGATATATTCACAAATATGCAAAGCATAGATACGAGAGCAAAGAAAGATATTGAATAATGGCAAATCTAACCAAGAAACAACTACAACAAATAATTCGAGAAGAAATAACAAACACAAAAATGCCAGATCAGAGATCTGTGACTGATCAACTTAAAGATTTAATAAAGTTTGCAAATCAAAATGGGCTGTATGATGCTGCAGATTGGATTCAATCTCAACTTAAATAGTCTCACGTTGACATTTTTTTTCATTAGCAACGTTGAGGAAATATTTAAATCATGGCGACTTTAACAAAGAAACAACTACAACAAATAATTCGAGAAGAGTTCAACAAGCCATCAATCGGTGCATATGGTGAAGAGGTGGGAACTAACGTCAAAAAGCCAAGTGAAGCAGATCCAAATTACGTGATTGTTAAATGCGTCAACAGTTCGCTAAAAATGTTACGAGAAATAAAGAAAACATTGTCAGGCGCGATTGAAGGTATTGACTTCATCGTTGATGACGAAGAAGACACAACGTACGATGACGTTGCACGAGAAGTTGAAGCGTCTGTCAAAAAGTTATATGAACTTATGGGTTGTGGTTATTGATTTAATAAATCTTAGTTCGTTTCAAATAAAACCTCTGCACGTAGCTACTCACTTTCACAGTCAGTAGCTCGTCGAGTTTTGGCAGCTCGCTCTTCAATGCGTCAATCACCAACGCATCATGAATCATGAAGAGTGGGCGACAATTTGGCGTTTTCGTCTTCATTTCTTCGGTGATGTTTGAGAATGCCAACAAAACGACGTCACACCCCGTGCCTTGCACAAAGTGATTGAGCAAAACGCTGCTTCTCGGATCGTCAATTTTCAAAGGCCTTCCGAAGCGCGTTTGCAGCGTGCCCTCCTTTATAAATTGTGTCTTGATCCTGTTTGTAAGCGCGCGTATCTCGTAGTACTTTCTGATAGCGTTGCTGATTTCATCGGCTCGCGCTTCATCGCATTGTAAAGTCTCAACTATCAAGTTTGTTCCTGCGCCGTACATTGTGCATATTGTGCCCGCCTTTGCTTCAGTGCGCGTCAACTTGTGTTCGTTTGCAACGTGCGAGTAGATGTCTTTATTTTCACAAGACTTGTTTGCTTCGTACAACACGACTCGAGGTTCTAATGCGTTGAAGTCAATGATGCATATTTCACCGTCGTCACCGTGAATGCTCTCGATTATGCTCCTGTGTTCACGCTTGAGCTCAAGTATGTGCGGCCCAGACTTTACTGTAAGTCTTCCAGTTTCGGTTGCAAACCTGTTGTACACGACTTCGTTCGCAAACCCGTCGTCACGTGGCACAAACGTTTGTAATGCCGAAATGTTTCCTTTGTTCTTGTCGAACAGTTCTTTCAAGAGCCTTTTGTTTATCTTCGCACGTTGCAAGTTGTTAAAGACTGCACTCGCTTTTACCCACGTTCCATCGTAGTAATTCGTGGGAGCATTGCAAAGGAAACATTCAATCTTGTTAAGAAGTGCCTTCACGAAGGCAGCGTGATCTCGCTTCGTCATCACCCGTTGCCAGGGAACGCACGACAAGTTGACGTTTGAGAACGTCTTCATCATGTCAACGTACTTCTTCGGGGGCAGAAAATCAAGCTCTTTCAACGAGATGTTCACCAAGTCGTTGAAATTTTTTCCGATTACATTCCCATTCGTGACATGCCAAGATGGAGGCTGAACTTCGTCAACCCACATCAGTTTATTATCATCACACGATAGGTGTTTTTCAGTGCCTATCGTTGATTTATCGAGTGTGAACTGCATTTCGTTCGCGCGTGACGGAGATAAAATTTGTGATCAGCTCAAGCAACTTTTCGTCAGTGATGTAGAACAAGTCTAAATCAAGATTTGCACAGTCGTAGCGTTCAGACATGCAAAATGCGTTGACGATCAACTGTCCCAGGCGTTGAGTGGGCACTTCATTTACGAGCTTCACCAATTCGTCTATTTGTTGTTGATTGTTCATGTTATTTTCTCATTCTGTGTTGTTCGATTGCGTCAGAAATCGCGTTAGCGGCGTTACATGCGTCGTGTCGAGTTGCAAAACGTCCAATCTTAAATTCGTCTTCACCAAAAATAATTGTATGATCCCCAGATGGATCGTCGTTATTGACGGGCCCAACCAAAATCGATTTTGCGAGCGAATAACGAAAATCTCGTATCGCTTCATAAGCAATTTGCGCCTTGAGTTCTTCCCATTTTTGTTGCGTTGACATATTATTTAGTTTGATTTTAATACAAGGCGTCGATTTTGGTTCACGATCCAAACACGTCTTAAGTAAGATCCTTGCACGTAAGTTTTAGGACGTTCGCAGCTCACCTTACATTCGAGAGAACTACACACTTCGTAGTACGTTTGTGATGGCTGCACTGTAATGTGTTTGTGAGTCGAGCAACATGAACACGATAGAAATAAAACGAGCAACATGTGCTTCATCATTGTGTGGTTAATTATAAACAGCGCTTGTGCATTTTTCACTTTTGAAGAATATTTGTCAACGTGATTGAAATGTTTTACTATCATAATAACATGAACATTTTTTTGCGAGTTCCATTTGACGTCATGTGTGAGACACTTGACAAGATTGATGATGACTTTGTGAATGCAAATGGAATTGTTTCGTACAACTTTGAGAAGAAGTGTGCAGAGTTCATGAGCATGTGTGGATGGACTAAGGACGACTTTGCTCATGAAGTCGATCGCAGGTGGGTTGAGATTTGTGATGGTGTGTTAAACAGGAGCACAAGAAAAACGTTGTCAAATTGACGCACGTGTATCACATTTTTTGCGGTGAGTTAATTTTTTAACAAGGATTACACTATGTCAACTGATCGTGAAAAGAATTCAGTTTTTTCAAATCCAATCACTGCACCTGCGCAGGTTCAGCAAGCACCGCAACAGTCTCCTCGAGATGAACTCGACTTAGACGTTCCTGTAGACATCGCGCCGTTGCCATCACGTGGTTTAATTTATCCTATAGGTAGTGCGTTTTGCGATGCCGAAGGCGTTCAGATCTGTGCGATGACGACTCGTGAGGAAGACATTCTGACAAATCGCGCCTACTTGAAACAAGGCACGGTGATCAATGAGGTGATCAAGTCTTGTTTGCTCGAAAAGTCGTTCAACACGCTTGATCTAATTGTTGGCGATCGCAACGCTATTCTCGTGGCAGTGCGTGTGACAGGTTACGGTGCTGAGTACGAGGCTGAAGTCGAGTGTGAGGAGTGCAATGCAAAACTAAAGAACAAGTTCAACCTGTCGAAGTTGGGCGTAAAGAACCTAAAGATCGCTCCCGTTGAGGATCACGTGAACTTGTTTGAGTACACTTTACCCAAGGCGCGCCTCGGTGGACAGCCCGTAGTTGTCAGGTTTAAGTTCATGACAAGCAAGGACGAACTTGAAACGTCACAAATAAAAGAGAAACAGACAAAATTAGGCCTGCAACAGGCAGGCACAGTGTCGGGTGGACTTGCAACCGTGTTACAATCTGTGAACGGCGTGACAGACAAGGCAAAGATTGCTCGCTTCATCAGCAAATTGTCACCCGTCGATAGCTTGGCGCTACGTAAGTACATCGTTGATAACGAGCCCGGCATCGACATGAAGCAGGATTACGTATGTGCAGCGTGTGGACACACGAACGAGGTGACGATACCGCTTGGTTCTTCCTTTCTTTGGCCAAACGCTTGAAGATAAGTCAAACGTAACGCTCGAATCAGTATTCAACTTGATTTATTACGGCGGGTTTACATTCACAGAAGCGTGGAATTTGCCAATTTCGTATCGACAGTGGTTTTTGAACAGAATTTCAAAAGAGATAAATAAAGGTGGCGAAGGAAACAGTGGTCAATCAAGGGCTGCGCACCAAAATACTTCCGACGTGAGATCGTTGCAAGGAATGACAAGAACAGAAGGTCCTGCGAGGACAAGGAGGTTTTCGTGACAATCGAGAATGAAGTGTTAAAAGCGCTAATTGATTTGGAAGACAACGCATTGGCGATCAGAAAGTTGTTTCTGCTTATTAATGCAACTAACCGCATGGCACCGTACACGAAGTCTGCACTTGAGCGTGAGTACGATGAGTTGCAAGGAAACGTTGAGACGATACAGGAACAGATTAAAGAGTTGTTGGGTGAATAATTATTAATCGTGGACAAACTGAACGAGCTTCACACTAACCTATTGGGAAAAATTTTCTATGCAGCTGTTGGTGCATGGTTAATTGGGAAAGCCACTGGATTAAAAATGCGTGGGACTCCCGACGAAGTGAATGCAATCGCAAACGCAATGACGTCGTCTCGCAGGTTTCAGGATGAGTTAAGTCGTCCAGGCGCAACAGTCGAGAGCGTGTTTGAGAAGCTCGCGTTGAAGAATGCATCGAGAGCTCAATTTGAGCGTACGCTTGGGATTTCTTGGCCAATTTAAATACGAAATCCTAATTATCAATAGGCGTACGTGGCAAATAACGACGACATCTCAAATCAGTTGAAGTTAACGACACAGCTGTCGAAGACTATTAATGACATGGCTGTCACGAACGCTCGCATCGAGAATAGTTACAGCACACAGTTTGATTTGATGAAGAACATCGTTGCACTTCAGCAAAAATCTGAAGGCAAGTCTACGAGTTGGATAGACGACTTGTCAAAAAGCGTTGACGAGGCGAGAAAAAAGTCAGATGACTTCAACACAACGCTTGACAAGTTGAAAAAGTCGACGAGCGGCGTCAGCAAGCAGTCTGACATGTTTGGAAAAGCGCTCCTGTCGACGGGTAAGAAAATTGGTGTGACTGCAGCTGCAGTTAGTGGTTTAGGACAAGGGTTCAGAAATTTGACTGCGCTTGGCAAGGGCGCCGTTGGTTTATTGGGCACAGTCGCAAGTAGCATATTTGAAATCGGCGCATCGATCATAGCGATACCGTTCAAGATATTCACCCGTTTTATAGACATGGCAGCTGCGTCTAACACCGGCATGAACGAGCTCGCTGAGGCAGTTCGCAAGATGCGCATTGAGTTTGGTAGCTTGTCGGGCCCAACAAACAAGTCGATAATCGACGTGTCAAAAAGCATGACGGGTTTCAGTGCTACTGGGCTGTCAACGTGGCGTGTGTTTGGCATGTTCTCACAGCGCCTCGAATACATGATTGAGCTCGCGAAAGAAATGGGCCCGACGTTCAACATGTTCACCGATGAATTTCGCAAGAACGGTGGGACGTTGTTGGCATATCAAAAGGGACTTGGCTTGACGGGTGAGCAGATGTCTGCGTTCGGCAACCTTTCGCTCGTCAATGGTAAGAAAATCGCCGACAACCTCAAGGACACCACGAAGTACACGTACGAGCTCGGCAATGCGTTCAAGCTCGACGCAAAGTTGATCAGCCGCGACATGGGCAAGGCATTGATAGACGTGAAGCACTTCGCAGGCGCGACAGTGAAGGAAATTGCTGAAGCGTCAGTGTACTCTCGCAAGTTGGGGTTAGAGCTCGAGAAGATAACGGGCACTCTCGACGCGTTTGAGACGTTCGACAGCGCCGCAGAAAATGCCGCAAAGTTGTCGCAGTCATTTGGCGTGACAGTCGACGCGTTCAAGATGATGCAGGCTCAGGATCCTGCAGCACAGGTAGACATGTTGCGTAAGTCGTTATTCGCTGCGGGCAAGAGCGCAGAGAACATGTCTCGACAGGAGCTAAAACTATTGTCGCAAACTACGGGACTTGATGAAGCAACTGCGAAGCTCGCTTTCTCTTCAAAAAATCAAGGAATGTCTCTCGACGACATTAAAAAGAAGGGCGGCGAGGCGGCAGCAAAGACTTTGACACAGGCTGATGCCATGAAGAAGCTCGCAGATGCCATCGAACGCCTGGTGATGAGCGGCATGACACAGCACGGTGGCTTCCTCGATCAGTTCATCAGCGGCGTGTTCAGGGGAATGCAGTCGACACACGAGTTCAGAAAAGCGATTTGGAACGTGAAGCTTGGGCTACAGGCGGTGTTGTTTGAGGGCGTGAAGCTCGGCAGAATGCTCGTCAACGTAATTCCAGGGCTCAAGGACTTCTTGACGGGATTGGGTGACATATTTCAGCCGTCAAAGTACAGAAAATTTGCTGCAGGAGCT